CTATCAGACACGGTATCGCAAGAGCTCTGCTTGAGGCAGATATAGAATATCGTCCAATTCTTAAGAAAGCTGGTTACTTAACCAGAGATCCAAGAATGAAAGAAAGAAAGAAATACGGCTTAAAGGCAGCTCGTCGTGCACCTCAGTTCTCAAAGAGATAATATTAAGCTATCTTATAAAAATGTTAAAACCCTCGAAACGCTTATGTTTCGGGGGTTTTTTTACTGTTAGTACCATTATAAAACAATGCGAAAAAAGGCGGAAAATTATGCGTAGAGAACACATAGGGAACACGTAGAGAACATTATATTAGGTTAATAGCCTCTAATAATTCGCTTACATCAAGGTGAGTATACACACGTTCCGTAAGGGTTTGCGCACCAGCGTGACCAACGATTTTTTTTATGGTAGTTGGATACACCTTGCAAGATGCTAGAAGACTTATACAAGTATGGCGAGTGTCATGTGGTTTATGACTCAGACTAAATTCTTGCATTATAGGCGTGAAATAGGAATCATAGTAATTACGATATTGAAAATATGATCCATCAGGGGTGACTAATAAATGATCGCACTCGCTTTTTTTATACCAATATTCAAAAAATGAAAATGTTTTGTCGGCGATTGGAACGGCTCGGATACCAGCATTCGTTTTTGAATGTCTAACATAAAACCATTTTTCATCTAAATGAACATCCGATTTCTTCAAATCTAACAATTCAGAGACACGTACACCAGAGTAAATCAGCATTAAGATAGTTGAAACATATTCGTTACATTCTACATTATCCCAAAGATTTTTAATCTCATTTTTTGTAAAAGGACTACGATTCATTTTATCTGGATTTCCGGAATCTTTAATATTCAAATATTCAACCATATTTCTATCTTTTGATATGATCTCATTCATTACTGCATAATCAAATACTTGACCCAAAAGAACTTTTAATTTTCTAAGAGTGGGGTAATTTTTCCCGGAAGTATCAACAATGTTTTGGAGATGCAATAACTTGATTTCAACAAATGGCATATTATAAATACATTCACAAGTTTTATACGAAGCCTTGTATCCGTTAATGTTTGAGGGAGATATTTCGTTGAATTTTCGGGCACTCCATTTTTCGTATACTTCGGAAAATGTTATCTTATTTGCATTGATATCATACGGATTAGTATTATATTCAGCCAATGCCTGGAGGGCCTCTTGCCGAGTAGCATAATAACCAATTGTAATACGCTCCTGATATGATTTTTTTGTATCTACATTTATATGATAGTTAATCGTTTTTTGTACATGATAGGGCTTACGGCGTTTGCCGGATAGCTTGCGTATAGAACCATATCCGTTAGGCATTTTCATATATATACCTGCTTTCGTTAGCATTGCTAATTTATTTTTAAGCACAAAAAATACACCTATACAGGTGCATGGAAAAATGATATAATATTTACGTCCATATATTATATCGGGTTCATGCCCGTATAGTATTTCTAGCCTTTGTGTAGTCAGCACAAAGGCCTTTTTTTATTTATGATAAAATAATATTAATTACCAATTATAGTATTTAGATTATCCCTTATAATTGACCATGCACCCAATCTTTAGTAAGCAGAAAAGAGAGGCGTGGCGGGGGATATGAAGATAAAATACATAAAGTACAAAAGAAAAGACGTTTTTGCAGTTGTTTACAGAAACATAAATTTAATATGCTATAACACAAACTTCATAGGTGAGACACAACTTTATTTAATTAGTAATATGTAGTAATAAAATAAAAAAGATTGGGTGCACCCTTCACGCCTTCTAACTAATTCCCTTTTCATCTTCTTTTAACAAGTCTGGATACATATCTAATAATTCATCTGATGAAGGGATTCCCTCAAAGCCGCTCTTAGGCTTAGGAGGTGTAAAGAATTTATTCTTAAAATGATCAAATATAGCTTTTCTAACTTCTGGGTCTAATTCAAAATAGGTCTTTATTATTTCCTTTTCTAATTCAGTTCCGTTTCTTTCCTTTATGAAATTATCCAAACTAAATGTATCAGGTTGTACGAACATAGGCGATTCATCATATAATAAGTAATTTTCATTTACATTAAATATTTTACAAATAGATTTTATAGTACTGTCAGGAACATTTTTATCTGGTTGTTCACTCCAGCTAATAGTACCTTGTGATACGCCCATACGCTCAGCAAATTCTTTTTGCGACATTTTAAGTTCTTTTCTTATGTTTCTAATTCTCAAATCTAAATCATCCTTGCGATCCATGATTTCACCTCAATTCCTATATCTGATAAAACAATAATACTAATGATTAGTAAAAAAGTCAAGAGATTTATAAAAACGTATTGACATATACGAATCATTAGTATAATATTAAGACATAACAACGAATCATTAGTAAAAGAAAGGAGGAAATATCAATATGGCAGTAATTGAGACACCCAAAATGGAAATCATGCTTCCGAAGGCATTTGAATTAGAAGCGGAAGAATTAAAGGAGTTTTTGGAAAATACAACAGTTGCAGGGCAGCAAGAATTTTTGAATTTTGTCCGTGGTGCAAATTTTACCAGAAGGCTGTTGGAAGGGAATGTTAAACAGGCCGTGTAACAGCCAGGGCAGCAGGTGCACATTGAAAATCAGAGATGGAGGTAATGGAGATGAATAAGAAAAAACCGCATATCACTATGATTTGGATAGCAATAGCGGTTCTATTTATTAGTCAGGCTGTTGGGGCGCATCAGAACTATCTGATTCACCAACGGTTTCGTCAGAGGATAGAGACTCTACAGAATCAGGATCTGAAATTCTATCATCAGATGAATAAGAACCAGAAAGTTCTTGAGTCTGCTCTTGATTCAGCCATTGAGATTCTTGGAGAGAATCAAGCAGTTCATTAATGTTAGTGTTTAATTGAGTAAAGTTTTCATTATACTGGTTTGTTAACTCCAACATTTTCTCTTGGTAGACCTCTTCTTTAAGTTTATTACGTTGTTCTTGAAGGGAGTCAACAGAACGGTTATAACTTGTTTGCATCATTGGGATAAGCATTAACAATAGCGGATACAAGATATTCACAATAAATGCGTTTATACTCATTTTGCGATCAATAACATCATTATTTGTCGTAGTGCTTGTTGCGGCTTTAGATTCTAATAATGCATTAGCGGAATAAAGGGCACTGTCATTCAGTTCTATGCAATCATCTTGGACCGTTATACCGTTTAATATGTTTGTGAAATCCATTGATTCGGCAAAAAGATTTTTATTACTATTAACAACATCATTCATATATGTTGAAATTTCTTTGATAGATTCTTGCAATGCAACGTAAGGCTCCAATGATGAATACATTATTCTATTTAGATCGTAAATAGATGCCATGGTTTGTTCTATCTGGTCGGATACGGCACTCAAAATTGAGTGAAGGTTGTTGTTTATAAACTCTTGATATTCAATAACTGGTTGTATGCTTTTTTTAAGAGAATCTTGGATAGCTTGTAAAGCAATATAATAATTGTCCATAAATACGCTCCGTTCTTTTTCGTACTAGGCCCGGCATGGCCTGTAAGTACATTATAGTTCAGGAAAATTATGGAATCAATATAAGAAAGGAGTAAAACTGTGAAAACAGCAGGAAAAATAACAACAGTAGAGGCGGCGGCAATTATTGGATCGTCACCGCAGTTTGTGCGAGTGGCAATGCAACAAGGAAAAATAGAAATAGGATGCGCTATTAAAATGCCAAACTCTAGCGTATGGACTTACAACATATCCCCTAAGTTGTTGAGCCAATACACGGGGAAAGACGTTGTACAAGAATTAAGTAAATTAAGAACAGGATAACACGAAATGTTATGTAAACTAAAAGAGATATATTGCAAAGTAAAAAGAAAAATGCACCTGTCATTATTCCCGTAATGATAGGTGCAAAACTTTAAAGCACAGCTGTAAAAATCTTACATTTTTATTATATGCTGTGCGTGTGAAAAAGTCAATAAAAACAAGGGTTTGAGCCACTTTTTCTAAATCGATAAAGGGATTAAACTTAGCTGGATTATATTGGCAAGATATTAGCAAGATATTAGGAGAAGCATATGCACAGACATAAACAGATTGAGTATAAAGCTGGTGCTACTATTGAGGTAATAAAGTGTATTCCGAAGGGGTGTAGGGTAGGAGAGAGGAAAAGCACACCGGAAGAAATAGCAGAATCCAATATGAGGCAGGCGGCTAGAAAATTAGCCAGAAAGATAAATGCCAACTTTAAACCCGGTGATTGGCACGTGGTGCTCATGTACAAAAAAGACAGGAGACCAGACCAAAAACAGGCGCAAAAAATCATTAGAAAGATGCTTGAAGGGTTAAGGGACCTATATAAGAAAAGTGGTTTTGCTTTGAAATACATTCTTGCAACGGAGTATCTAAACAAGGCTGTTCATCATCATCTTATTATTAATAACGTGAATGATGGAAAAAGGACCACAACGGATTACATAAGGGAACTTTGGAAAGGTGATGAAAAGGGAAGTAAACATTTTATTCCTCTTTATGAAAATGGTGAGTACAAGAGACTTGCGGAATATATCATCAAGGAAACTGAAAAGACATTTAGAGACCAGGACAGTCCAGTGCGTCAAAGATATTCTTGTTCCAGAAATCTGATAACCCCTAAACCCGATATCAGGATGCGAGAAACCAAAACAGGATGGAAAAAGGTCCCGAAACCACGCCCCGGATATTACATAGATCAAGATAGCCTTTACAACGGTACAGATAAATTAGGATATCCATACCAGCGGTATGTAATGATCAAATTAAACCCAACGGATGAGGATTGGGAGCCATGCGGAGGTTTTACACCAGATTCATGGGAATAAGGAGAAAAAGAAATGCAGGAGCAGAAAGGAGCAACAACCGAACTGGAAGAAGCCTGGGGTAAAGCATGGTCGTGTAGCGGAAGCCCACCAGGGATTTACATAGGTTCCTTCTGTAAGGGGGGAAGAAGATACTATTTTTATAAACAGGGTCAAGAGTATTTCTATGAAACTGACTTTGACCGGGAAATGAGAGCAGAACAAAGAGAAAGGAGAAGAAACCGTGAACAACGCATGGGCAAAACCAATTATTAGTATAAAAGATGTGGAAAAATTAAGACAGACAATAAAAGTCGGGGATAAGTTTACATACATACCGACACTAGAAAAAATGGTTGTTGTAAAGGTATTTCGTCACTTGATCCAAATAGAGAGTGTAAAAAAACAGAAAAGGAGAGTGCAGATCACAAGGACAATATCTTTCGTGGAACTTTTATTTAATAATATGGGCCTTACATATAGGGCAAAGGAGCAGGAATGAGTAGAGGATACCGATTAAGAAGTGAAGCAACGGAGCAGGAGGATGTAGTTTCGTGGTGCCTCCATCATGAGAGAATGTACCCGGAATTAAAATGGATACATCATTGTCCCAATGGTGGAAGCAGACAAAAGGGCGAAGCTTCAAGGCTGAAAGCGCAAGGAGTAAAAGCTGGAGTACCGGATTTGCACCTACCTATCCCAAAAGGCGCATACGTGGGACTGTACATAGAAATGAAATACGATAAAGGCCGCTTGGAACCAGTACAGAAGGAATGGTTAAGTGCTATGGCAGAAGCAGGGCATTTTGTTTGTGTATGCTATGGATATGATTATGCAGTAAAGGTGATAGAGGATTATGCGTGTCTATCTACTGGTCAAATTATGGGCTGGGAGAATGGTAGTGTAATGAAAGAAAGAGAACCGGATTTATTTAAACCGACCAGAAAGGGGCTGGGGATATGAGGGTGATAAGCATTATTAATCTCAAGGGCGGAGTTGGTAAAAGTTTTACCGCCGCTCAAATGGGATATTTATTAAGTCAGCAACAAGGGGCCACTGTACTCCTGCTGGATAATGATAAGCAAGGAAATTTGTCTAAGCTTTTTGGAGTCTATGACAGAAACGGTATGTGTCCTTCGGCTCAACTGTTAATGGGCCGCAATAGTGCCGAAGGGGTAAGACAGGAAACAGAATATTATAATCTTGATATCATTAGTGCAAATATGAATCTCCTTACCGCAACAATGCAGTTACAGCAGGACGGATCAGCAGAACAGTGTAAAAAGTATGAAAGCCTCAAGTGCTCGGAAAACCGAGCAGGCAGACCATATGATTATGTAATAATTGATAATCCCCCGGATATTGGACTAAATGTAATAAATGCTCTTGCTGTTACTAATGACGTGATTGTGCCTATTAAGATAGATCAATGTGCCATAGAGGGTATGGATATAATGACCGGGCAAATATCGCAAATGCAAGCCATGAATCCAGATATCCGTTTTATGGGGGCTTTGGTAACGATGTATAAAAACAATGTCACTAATGCATCGGGAATTGAATGGCTACAGAAGAATGATGTAAAACTATTTGATACCTTTATCCGGTACAGTGATAAGGCAGCAGAAAGCACTCTCTTTCAAAAGCCGATTCAGGAATACAGCCCACGGAGCGGAACCGCAAGAAGTTACAGGCAGTTTGTGCAGGAGTATATCACCAGATCGGGGGCGAAGTAATGGGACTTGGAGGAGAGTTTTCATTTCTGGACATTGTAAACAGTGCCACAAGAAGCAGGACGGCAGCAGAAGTAAAGGATTACACAGAAATATGGTTAAGCCCTTATGAGATAAAGGACGCACCACAGAACACACGCCAGGAGTACAAAAACATTGATGCCCTGGCGGATGCATTCCTGCTTGTAGGCCAGGAACAACCAACCGTGTTAGCCAAAGTAAACGGTGAATACCGGATTGTGGACGGTCACAGGCGAAACCGGGCAAATATCATGCTCATAGAAAGAGGATATGAGCAATTTAAAAAGGTACGTTTCTTTTATAAAGACATGACAGAAAATATGTATGAATTATCATTACTGGCAGGAAACGGATTTACTCAGGACTTGACACCGTATGAGAAAGCAGAACTGGCAGGAAGATTAAAAAAAGTTTTGGAAAAAATGAGAGACAACGGAGAAATTGAATTAAAGGGTAAGCTTCGGGATATTATAGGGCAATACCTTGGAGAAAGCTCCGGGCAAATGGGAAGATATGAAAAAATAAATAATAGCCTGACGGAAGAAGCAAAAGAACAGTTTAAAAACGGGAATTTGGGATCAGTAGCAGCTTATGAAACTGCAAGGCTTCCTGCTGCGGAACAAAAGATTATTGCAGACCGGGCAGCAGAGCAGGGAGGCATTGAAGGGAAAGAGATTGCCGCCATTGTGCAGGGAAAAAAAGAACTGGAAAAGCAGACTAAAAAAGCGGAGGAAGCAGCAAGAGAAGCAAAGAAAGCCGCAAAGGCCGCACAAAATGCACAGATCGGAGCAACACAAGCCAGTTTGCAAGCGGAGCGGTCAGCGGAAAACGCCGATCAGAGCGCAGGAGTTGTAATTGGCATGAATCCACCTATGGTGTCCATAATGGACACCGAGAATGATATACCATCACCAGAAGAAATAAAGCAGGAAGCAGTTATTATCTTGCAGCAGCTTTTGACCATACCGGAAAAAATTACTTACGATGATGTTATTTCCTTACAGGGAATCTTTATTGAACGTAACAGAGAATAAGCCGGAAATGGCAGCAGGACAGAGGAAAGGGGGAATGCTATTGAGATAGTGCGGTAATTAGCCTATCCGTAAAAAAATTGAATTGATAATACCGACAATCGTTTTCTTACAAAAGAGGGGGAAGTAAGTGTGAAAGAAAAAATTATCAATGAGATTTTAATGCAAATGGTTTCTCATATTAACACTGAAACATTGAGGATACTGGAAACAGTCATTATAAAGGCTTTGTACTACGTGGAGGTACAGAAAAAGGAAACCGAACTGTCCACGGAAATGGACGATAACCTGTATCTGCTCAAAGCCTATGAAATGAACGTCAGAAAAGATGGACTAAGTGATAAGACCATAAAAGCGTATATGGGAGCCATGAAAAACATGATTTGTATTACTGGTAAAAATATTAGGCACATAACCTCGGTGGATATTAAGTACTATCTGGATTTGTATACCGGAAAAGGTAACAACACTAGAACGGTTAACAATGAACGCCGCTTTCTTTCCGCAGTTTTTACATGGTATCGCAAACACGGAATTATCAATACAAATCCAGTCGAGGCCGTCCCGGTAAAAAAGGAACGTAAGCCACCCATTGATTATCTTAAGGGCGTAGAAGTAGAGCGGTTAAGGGTTGCTTGTAAGCAACCAAGGGAACGGGCATTAATGGAATTCCTCTTAAGCACAGGAGTACGTGTTGGAGAAATACCGCAGATACGCAGAGAGGATATTGATTGGAATACTGGTGAAATCCTCATATATGCTCATAAAACCTCTGATTATCGGACGGTATTCTTAAACGATGTTGCCAGGGTACACATGGAAAAGTATCTAAATACCAGGACGGATACAAGTGAGGCTCTTTTTGCAAGAGTAAGAGCACCGTTTAAAGCGGTGCAAGAGGACGGATTAAGGCTAATCATTAAGAAAATCGGAGAAAAGGCAGGATTAAAGCGGAGGATATACCCTCACCTTTTCAGAAAAACAATGGCAACAACACTAAGATTTAAAGATTGTGCTATTGAAGATATACAACAGATGTTAGGGCATAAGAACCCGTCCACAACACTTGGTTTCTATGCAGCAGGAAATAAGGAACATTTGAGACAGGTACACAGTAGATATATGAGTGTTGGGGCTTAAAGATAGATTCCTGCAAAGGATAGGGCGCAGTACCCAAAGCAAACACGAAAACAAGTCGATTTGTTAGTAACTCGTAAATGAAGCCATTGTAACGCATAAGTGCAAAGGTGGTCTTAAAGGATCAATGTGTCACGACATTGTGAGGGACAATAAAAGCCCCTCTTCCACTAAACGCAGGTTTACCGGATTAGAAAGGCAAGGTGAAACATGGAAAGATTTACTATGAGAATTACAGATAATGTGTACTATACAAAGGGGAAATATGAACAAACTATTCCGGCAGAATGTGAAAGCTGGGACGTGAGAGAAATATTGAAGAGACTGGCAGACTATGAGGATACCGGGTTAGAACCGAAGGAAATAGCCTGTTGTATAAATATCTTAAAGGATAAATGCTGGGCTTGCAGCAATGCTAGGGCTTACCGGATAGGAAATAGCAACTTAAAGACATGTCACCACAGGATGAAAGGTTGTGTGGCAGCTACGGGACAGTCGGAATGTGAACATTGGGTGCTTGATACAGGCTGTTTTCATCGTGAAGGAGATTGCAATGTTAAGAGAAGTGATACTTAAAACAGCAGGAATGTTTGACAGCTATGATCCGAATGGAACGGACCATGAATTATGGAAATCCATAGCGGAGTACATGGACGGGGAAGCAGCCTTGGTTGTTGATCACTACGCAAATTATGGAAGATTTACATTTCTTGGTCTGCAAGATGAAACAAAGAATAAAGAACTTGCTTACATGAAAGAGCAGGATAGCATGATGGGTTGTTATATTGATAATCGTGATAGATTTAATGAGGATTGGGACCAGGAAGAATATGAACCGGACGGACTCTTCATTTTATCCAAGGAAAACGTGATTATACCGGAGCCACAGGAAGTGTATAAGCCGTTTAAGCTGCCAGGGCAGCAGGAAGGGGAAACAGATGGACAAAAAAGAAGTATGCCAGATATGTGAATCGTACATGGAAGGTGTTGTATGCGAAGCCCATTGCCCGGTAGAAAAGTTATTCGCTGAGAATAAAAGACTTAAGGCTGAAAATAGCCGATTAAAACACGAAATGTCTTATATGGTTAATCCTATGGCTATAGGAGATCGTGGTGGGGAAATGGGCTGGTAAACCAAAGTTGCCAGGGCGGCAGGAAGGGGAATTATGGCAACAGAGAATGATTGCTCATTAAAGGATACAAAACTACTAAGAGAATTGATTTTAGAAAATCCAGAGTTACCGCTAATTGTTTTTTGCGGAGAAGATTCGTGGGGTGGTGAATTTTCATATCAACAAGCAGGCGTTAGTAGAGGCGAGGTTGAAAGTCTTATCCTATATGGTGATAAGTGGCTTACCGAAGAAGACTACGCAGAAGAACTATCAGATGATTTGAGTGATGAAGAAGAATACAAAGATTTATCAGATGAAGGGTACGGAAAGATGATTGACAGAAAAGTTTCGGAATCAGAATTTATAAAGGCCATTGTTATATGGATTGGGTAATTAAACCCGAATTTGAAGGAGGAACAGGTACGTCAATAGATTTACATTTATTCAACCAAAAAATCCAGAGATTATACTCTGGATTCATGGCTAATTATTTATTGTCTTGAAATTCCAACTCTAAATTAGCTACCAGTTTCGCAACGTCCGCATGTATAGAGATTCTTTTTAATTTATTGCTTTTTGTTTTAATGATAATAAGCAATATAAAAGACAAAACAATGAAAATAATTAGTGCGCTCAATAATATGATTTTAAAAATCATATATACTCCTCCTTTTTAAAGGAAGGAGTTAAGAGGTTTGCCGGCCGATTTAAATATAACATATATATAATAAAATTGAAAGGAAAAAGAGTTCCTGCAGGACAAAAAGATCTTTTCTCCCGGATATGAAATGAAAATATTAGTAGCCTGTGAAGAAAGTCAGGCAGTAACGATAGAGTTAAGAAAATTAGGGCATGAAGCCTACAGTTGTGACATAGAACCATGTTCGGGTGGGCACCCAGAATGGCATTTACAAGAAGACGTGATTCCACTATTGAAAAAACATTGGGATATGATTATTGCATTTCCTCCATGTACTCATCTTGCCGTATCTGGAGCTGCGTGGTTTGAAGAAAAACGGAAAGACGGAAGGCAGCGTGAAGCAATTGAATTTTTTATGCAGATATTAAATTCTGATTGTGAAAAAATTGCAGTTGAAAATCCGGTTAATATTATAAGCGGTAAATACATAGGAAAGCATTTTAAAGATTTACAAGATAAGTACGGCTTTCCAATTAAACCATCACAGTCCATACAACCATATGAGTACGGGCATATGGAACAGAAGAAAACTTGTTTGTGGTTAAAAGGACTTCCTTTATTACAGTCAACAAACAATGTATATGAAGAAATGATGGAGTTGCCAAAAAATAAACGGGAGAGGCTGCATTATCTTCCGCCGAGTGAAGATAGAGCGAAAATAAGGAGCAAGACGTTCCATGGGGTAGCAGAAGCCATGGCAGAACAATGGGCTGGGGTTAATCAACAAAAGTAGAATTGAAAAATATTGAAAGGGGACTGGAGCATCGGCCGATGTAATGGGAATTCCCGGCTCCTTTCAAAAAGAATGAAAATATTAGTAGCTTGCGAAGAAAGTCAGGCAGTAACAATAGAGTTAAGGAAATTAGGCCATGAAGCCTATAGCTGTGATACTGAGCCGTGTTCTGGAGGATACCCAGAATGGCACTTGCAACAAGATGCAACACCGTTGTTAAAGCAGCATTGGGATATGATTATAGCGTTTCCTCCTTGCACTTATCTTACGAACGCAGGTGCAAGGCACTTGTGGAAGAATCACGAATTAAATCAGGAACGCTACGAAAAGGGGCTTGAAGCAAAAGAATTCTTCATGATGTTTTATAATGCAGACTGCGAAAGGATAGCAATAGAAAATCCTACAGCAAGCCGTATATATGAGTTGCCGGAAAAATCCCAGGTAATACAGCCTTATATGTTCGGGCACCCATTTACAAAGCGTACACAACTATGGCTTAAGGGATTGCCGCCATTACTTCCCACGGACCTTGTAGAGCCTGAAAGAACATGGTGCCCGTCTGGATCCTATTCAGGAAAACATGGAGATAAGCATAGGGGAATGTTTACGACGGATAGGGCGAAGAATCGGAGTAAGACTTTTTCGGGAATAGCAAAAGCCATGGCAGAACAATGGGCTGGTGAAATCAAGTAAATTAAGATTTAGGGAGGCGTGAAATGCTAAAAATATTAATCATACCAGAACACATGCAAAGGGGTGAAAGAGTCCTTGATGCAGTACATAGAAAAGAAACGGAACTCATTATATCCAGAACAAAAAATATGATAAGAACGCAAGGAGGAACTGAGTATGTTGCGGTACTTCCAGAAGTTCGGTTCCTATGTGGTCAAAGAGCAGATCAAATTATTCTAGATTATGCATTTGTTCATTCTCTAAAACGGGAAGTCAACGCAATTCTGCGTAACTCCTGCGTTCCAGAAGCTTTTCAAGTAATGGATGATAGAGATGTTTTAAACTTTGGTTAGCTGATATCTAAAAGAAATATTGTTCCTTGATAATTGAATATTGATAGTTGGTATGGTAAAATATTCCTGTGAAACAGGAGGGGATTATGAGAGTAAAGATAATAAAGTATGTAAAGGCTCACCCATTTCGAACAATAGGTATTATATTTTTGATATTAATTATATTACCACCTTTACTGATAGCTGCTCTATATAAAATCCCAGCATTTTTGTGGATATTAAAAAGTGAGATACCAGCAGGTAATTTACTTTCGTATTGGGGAACGGTTCTAACATTTTGTGCTACATTTTCATTGAGTGTTGCTATATACATACAAAATAGAGACAATGCAAAAAATGCTAAGTTAATGTCTAACGAAGCATTAATTATTGTTAGTGATGATAGCTTAACAGAAATTATTTTGCTAAATCCAGGCTCTGGTCTGTCAAGCTTAATATTAAATTTTAATGTAATAGTAATGTCAAAAGCAACTATATCTAATATACTTTTGAATTATTTATCATTTGAATATGATGGATCAAATGAAAATAGAGAAAGCCACATTGTAATTCAAGATCCACAATGGAATAGGGTACATTTTCAAAGGAAAGTTACAGACACAGAATTTTCAATATCATTTATAGAAATACCTAATGAGTTAACAACATTTTTTAAAATGAAAAATAATTTTGTCGTAAGAATGCAAATGGAGATTCTTTGTAATGATGTTATTACACCAATTGCAATAACAGCAAAGCTAAAAAGATTACAAGAAAAATGTGAAAAATCAAAGTCGATATATTCATATGAATATGTATTTGTTAACCATGGAAAACCAAGAATTAAGTAAAATAGCAAAAAACCAACTATCAATATTCGGTAGTTGGTTTTTTTGTACTCAAAACCGAGAAATAAATCAGGTAAACGAATATTTAGCAAAGAAAGAAAAAAGGCCGGAGATAAATGCTCCGGCTGGGTGATTCAACTCTTATGTATTTACAAATTAATAAGTACAAAAGAAATAGCAAAGCTATATGGTTCCCACTGAGTGGGAAGTGCTGGTGATATAGACTCTATTAAAGTGCCTAGAAAATGAAAAAAATTGCGGTGTTTTATAAAAAAACTTATACCCCTTTGAAGCTTGTAATAAAAAATTGAGTTATTCATATAACTTTCCTCCTATTGGTTTTAAGCTTTTTATTAACAAGGGTAGAATTACGGTCCTATAGAAAAGAGAATGGGTAAATTCATTTACCACTGCTACAAATTAAGGAAGAATGGTGTTAGGGGTAAAAAGCAATGTATAGAATCTTTTACTACTGCTATTCAGGTGGGAAGTAATGTGTTAGAGAAGAAAAACAATGTATAGAATCTTTTACCACTGCTATTCAGGCGGGAGGTAATGTGTTAGAGAAGAAAAACAATGTATAGAATCTTTTACCACTGCTATTCAGGCGGGAGGTAATGTGTTAGGGGTAAAAAACAATGTATAGAATCTTTTATCACTGCTATTGTGTAAATAGGAATGTCAAAAGAACTGCTATATGCTTAGAAGAAATAGAGATGTTATTAGTAAAATGAAAGTTATCTATCAAATATTTTCAGGAGTAAGAAGGACATATGACGGACGAACAATATAAAAGAGCGGTAGAAATAAAGAGAGAAATAAACAAATTGGAAAGTTTTATGTTTTGGTGTTCAGGGAAGCGTGAAGGAGGAAGAAGATATCCTACGGCACTAATAGCAATAAAAAGAAAATGGTTAGGCGGAGTTAAGTCCGAGGAATACGATTTACCAGACAGATTACAAGAACAAATAATACAGTGCATTGAAAACGAACTGGATATTTTAAATACAGAACTAAAAGAATTGTAATGGTAATTACCAGAAAGGAGTTTATGAGAAAAACATCTAAGGAATGCAGAGAGGAAAAAGCAAGGCGTGAAAAGGCGTTACAGACTGAAATTGCTATGGCTATAAAATCACAGCCAGTTAAAACTTGCAGCGCAACCGAGCCAGCATATTTATATACAGCTTTATGTACTGATCCTAAACGCAGGAAAGCAAAATATACACCTATGCTAAGAATAAATAAATCAATGGGAAAGTGAGGTACTGAAAATGGCGGCTGCGGAAATGATGATTGAGAATGAATATTACAGAATGAAAGCGGCTGAACTTGAAAAAGTTGAGATTGTAGCAAATAAAGTTAAGGACATCATAGATAATGACAAACAAAGGTATGAAAAAATAGTGGCATCAAGCCATGATGATAAAGCCAGAGCGGTAGCACAGAATAAATGGAAAGCATTAGATGACCTGCAAAAAGAAATTGAAATGTTGGAATTATAGCCTGCTGACAAGCAGGCATGGCAGCAGGATCAGGAGGTGAAAAAGAATGAGAGCCAAAGAGTATTTAAGTCAACTTGATAATCTGGATCAGAAAATCATACATAAAAAGCTAGAATTAATTGAAGCTAAGAAAAATAGGGGAATATCAATAGGAGGATCAGAGACAGGGAAGGTGCAAACAACTCTAGCTGGATCAAGCGGAAAACAAACAGAAACGCAGGCGTTAAAGGTTGTGTCGATAGAGGAAGAGATAGAAAGCCAAATCATAGAGTATTTGGAAATGAAGCATAAATACATAGATCAGATACATGATTTAAAAGACGGTTTATATATGGATGTGTTATATCGTAGATATATAAGGGGAGAAAGGAATTTTACTCAGATTGCCTGTGATATGGGATATTCATATAAGCACATCATTAATAAACATGGAGAAGCGTTAATTGCTTTTGAAAAAAGCCATCAAGATTTATTTGAAAACATTATCGTAACTGATGGAAAACTGATGGAAAAATTTTGAAATTGGTATGCTATAATAATATTATGCAAAAGGTGATACATACCATTTGCTACACACTTCCTCCCCAGCAAGTGCTTGTCATATTATTTACCAAAAAGTTCTCTCTGAGAAAACGCCTGTCAAAGTGATGGGCGTTTTTATTTGGGGAAAAATATGGAGGAGTTGGAAATGCAAATTGCAGAAATTGAATATGTTAAAAAGTGTATTAGTGATAATGATATTCACAGGTTTTATATTTGGAAGCCGTGGATACATATTAGAGGCAAAGTATTAGAAATGGATCGTCACGAATGTCAGGACTGCAAGAGGAAAAAAATATATACAAAGGCTAACACGGTACATCATAATAACTTTGTAAAAAAGCATCCTGATCTAGCACTTGAAATCTGGTACACATGGAAAGGTGAAACAAAAAGAAATCTTATAAGCCTGTGCCATGATTGCCATGAAGAAAGACATGGATACAGGAAGTCAGAGGATAAGAAGCCTTTAACGGAAGAAAAGTGGTAGCATGATTGAGTTTGTATTATTTAATCCTGGAACAGTATTGTTTGGATTTTCTTTAAATGATAATGTTTTCTCCTTCATGGTTGGATTTATGGGTATTGATATTCATTTATAGATACCCCCGGTCAAAATAAATCGCATTTTAATTCGGCGAGCGGAGACCGGTAGGAGGACACGACAAAACAAATCGAAAGAAATTTCACGTGAGGGGGGTGGTACAATGGCAAAACGAAAATGTGTGATCTTGCTGGAAGGTCTGAAAGATTCGGAAAATTACAACATGATCCGTTCGGATTTAAACGATCAATTAGAAAGAAATGGAACAATTGGACGGTATTATGCCGATCTTGTAGAGGATTATATGGACTTGTGGCTTACTAAGAGTCTTCTTCTTATTGATGTTAAGACAAGAGGCGTAACGGTTACATATAACAATGGTGGCGGTCAACGTGGAGTTAAAAAAAATGAATCCGTGGAACAAGTTTTAAAAGTCAATACCCAAATGCTGAAAATATTAGACAGCATTGGATTTAAGCCATCCCTAAACGGTGGTGATACGGATGAGGAATTGTAGTCCAAAGATAGAACGCTTTATTGAAATGGTTGAGTCTGACGAAATAAATTCATGCAAGGAGATCAAAGCCCTTGTTGAGTATGTGAAACATTGTTTTGAGAATGAGGCCATTCATGTAGATGTTGAGCAACTAGAAAAATATACAGGGTTAGCGCAGTACTTCCCGTATGAAGTAATATTTCCGTGGCAGGAATTTGTTATCGGTCTACATGATTGTACGTATTGGGATGATACCGGGATGCCACGCTGGCCTGATTTGTTTTGCCTAATTGGACGTGGAGCCGGGAAAGACGGCACCATAGCTTTAGAATCTGTTTCGCTTTCCTCACATTATAACGGCGTTCGATCTTATGATGTTGATATATGTGCAAACAATGAAGAACAGGCAATGCGGCCCGTTCAAGATATCATAGAAGCCTTTGAGCAGCCTAAATGGTTGAAAAAAATAAAGAAGTTTTTTTATTGGACCAAAGAAAAGGTAACTTGCTTAAAGACAAATTCCATTATTAGGGGAAGGACCAATAACCCAAAAGGGAAAGATGGTTTAAGATCAGGCATTGTAGTTTTCAACGAGATTCACCAATATGAAAATTATCAGAATATCAATGTTTTCACAACCGGACTCGGAAAGAAAAAGCACCCAAGGAGATCATACTACACTACCCAGGGAGACGTAAGGGAAGGACCGCTTGATGATCTTCTGGAAACCTCGGAAGGTATCTTGTTTGGTGATGAACCGGACAATGGGTTACTTCCTTTCATTTGCCGCCTGGATTCCAAAGAAGAAGTACATGACGAAACAAATTGGGAGAAAGCAAATCCATCGTTACCATATTTACCGCATTTGAAAGAAGAGATTAGAAAAGAGTACAGGGAATGGAATAAAAATCCTTTCAGGCTCCCAGCATTCATGACCAAAAGAATGAATTTGCCAGATGGAACTAATGAAATTAAAGTGACAGAATGGGGAAATATCCTGGCAACAGAAAAGGAACTGCCTGATCTGATGGGCTGGAAATGTACTTGTGGAATTGATTATGCAAAAGTAACGGATTTTGTATCAGTGAATTTACATTTTAGAAAGGGAAATGAAAGATATGATATTAACCACTCATGGTTATGTTTAAAGTCAAAAGATATTCCAAGAATGAAATGCCCATGGAAAGAATGGGAAAAAGAAGGACGTTTGACCGTTGTTGATGATGTTGAGATTCATCCTGATCTAATAACGGAATATGTTGCAGAAGCAAAGAAAAAATATGATATTCGTATGCTTGCAATTGATGATTTCCGTTTTGCGCTATTTGCGAACGCACTTAAAGCAATTGGTTTTGATATGAAAATATACAAAAACCTAAAGATGATAAGACCGTCCGATATTATGAGAGTTGCTACTGTTATAGATAGTTGCTTCGCAAACAATTATTTCACCTGGGGTTATGCTCCTGAATTAAGATGGGCTACTAACAATACTAAAATGGTGAGATTTGGTAGGAAGGTTGGAAACAACGAAGATAATGACGTGGGAAACTTTGTATATGCCAAAATAGAAGCAAAAAGCAGGAAGACAGATCCATTTATGGCTTTAGTTGCTTCTATGGTTGTTGAAGATGCGCTTCCGGTTGCAAGCAGTTCCAGAACGCCGGATTACGATGTATGTGAATATTAAAGGGGGTGATGCATTGGGATTTGATTTTCTTAGATTCATTAAAGAAAAAATGTCGGGTGATACTGAAAGGGTATCAATAAAAGAAATTGATTCAAGTGAATTTTTTGATATAGCAGATGAAGTCTATATAAGAGAAATTGCTTTCTGGTCTATTGTGAATAAAATTGCCGGAGCGTTGAGTAAATGCGAATTCAAGACATATATAGACCATAAAGAAGTAAGGGGAATGGAATATTACACGTGGAATATAGAACCAAATAAAAACCAAAATTCAGCCGCTTTCTTGCAAAAGTTAATATCTAAATTATATCGGGAAAATGAATGTCTGGTAGTAGAGGTGAATAATCAGCTTTTAGTAGCGGATAGTTTTCAGAAGAAGACATATGCTTTGTATGACTATACGTTTACCGGGGTCACAGTAAATGAATTAACATTTGAAAAAACCTTTTATCAAAATGAAGTGCTTTACTGGGAACTAAATAGCAAAGATATGCGTAAGCTGGTGAATGGGATTTATGATGGTTATAAATCAATGATAGCTTATGGAATGAAAAGTTATAAAGTATCAAGGGGAAACCGAGGAATACTTGACATTAATGCTATAGCGGAAGGAAAAGATAATTTTAAAGATACATACGAAAAACTGGTAAATGAGCGCTTTAAGCGCTTTTTTAATGCAGAAAATGCAGTATTACCCCTTTTTGAAGGTTATAAATATACGGATATAGGCAGTAAGACATATTCCAACGAGGGTACAAGAGATATTAGAGCCATGATAGACGATGTAACAGACTTTACGGCTCATGCACTTTCTTTTCCTCCTGCTTTAGCAAAAGGTGATGTGCAGGACACATCAAAAGCAATGGATGAACTTTTGACCTTATGCTTAGACCCGTTAGTGAATACGTTGCAGACCGAAATAAATAGAAAACGGAATGGATATGAAGGGTTTAAGAAAGGTAATTACCTTAAGATCGTTACTACCGCTGTAAAACATATTGATCTATTCGATGTTTCAACATCAATTGATAAATTGATATCATCAGGTGCTTTTTGTATTAATGATATCAGAAAAGTATTAGGAGAGGAGGCAATCGAAGAAGAGTGGGCTAATCAGCATTTTATCACGAAAAATTATTCATCAGTCCAGGACTTACTTGACAGTCTTGGTTTAAATCAAAAGAAAGAGGAAGGAGAATAAATGAACGAATCTAAAATGATCTGGAAAATTGAACCGTCGCAAAAGTCGGAGAATGTACATTTGCTTTATATTTATGATGATGTTTCAGCTACGGGAAAGTTCAACTGGATCACTTGGGAATATGATGATTCAGAAACGTCAGCAAAATATTTCCGTGAAGAACTGGCTAAGATTAGCAACGGAAGTGAAATTGAATTACATATCAATTCTAATGGTGGTTCCGTAAAAGAAGGAACCGCCATTTATAATCAATTGGTCCAGCATGAAAGTACGAAAACCGGATATGTAGACGGAGTATCACACAGCGTTGCTTTTCTTATCCTGCAAGCTTGCGATAAGCGAATTATGGGGCTTGGCACATCGGCCCTTATACACAATATGTGGATGCAGTGCGAAGGAAATGCATCACAGCTTAGAAAGTATGCGGATGATCTTGACGCTATGATGGAATCGAATCGAAAGGTATTCTTGAAAAGGGCCACAATTACAGAAGAAAAATTAATGGAGTTGATGGAGGTAGAAACATACCTTACACCGCAGCAATGTCTTGAATACGGGCTTATTGATGAAGTTTCAGGAGAAGCAGATCAAAATTCTATCAATCAGTTAAACCTGACAAGAATTAACCAACTGCAAAGAGAGGTCACAAATCAAAAACAACTTAGAGAGGAAATAGCGCAGCTAGTTAAAAATGTTCATCAACCAAAAGAGGAAACAGAAACAGAACCAAACCAGAACAGCTTATTAAATTTGTTTAAGGGAATGTCCCGGAAAGAAGGTTAAAATATGAAAAATAAAGATGTTTTAGCAATGGAAAAGGCGCAGATTTTACAGAAAATGAATGCTGCAATACAAGGAAATGATGCGGATGCATTTGCAAAATCATTTGAAGAATTATCCATGAATATTCAGGAAAATGTCATGCATGAGGCTGGAATCATGAGGCAACAGGCGGACGCTTCTATTTTAGCAGCCAGAGGCGTAAGGCAGCTTACTACAGAAGAAAATGAATATTATCAGAAAGTAATTGAGGCAATGAAGTCCTCAAATCCTAAGCAGGCATTGACGGAACTTGATGTTGTTATGCCTAAAACAACTATTGATGCTATTTTTGAGGACTTGACAACAGAACATCCGTTACTTGAAGCTGTTCAGTTTCAGAATACATCCGGTTTAATTGAGATGTTAATCAATGCAAATGGCGAAGAACTGGCTTCATGGGGAACGTTGACAGCAGAGATCACAAAAGAATTAACCTCTGGATTTAAAAAGGTAAACATGACGTTAAGTAAATTGTCCGCTTTTTTGCCTGTTGCCAAATCAATGCTTGACCTTGGGCCAGCCTGGTTAGATCGGTACACAAGAGATATTTTATCGGAAGCACTTGCCAATGGACTTGAAAACGGGATCATTAACGGAACGGGAAAAGATATGCCAATTGGAATGAATCGGCAGGTCGGGGAGGGTGTAACCGTAACAGGTGGAGTATACCCGGAAAAAACTCCTGTTGCAGTAACTAGCCTTGATCCGGTAGCGTATGGAAATATTCTTGCAAATCTTGCAAAAGGACCAAACGGGAAAACAAGGAAAATTAATAACGTAATTATGGTTATTAACCCGGTAGACTATTTTAAAAAGGTGATGCCTGCTACAACAATCCGTACACCTGATGGTACATACGTTAACAATGTTCTTCCGTATCCAACCATTATGATACAGTCGGCTCAGATTGCAGAAGGAAAGGCAATCATTGGACTTGGAAAACGCTATTTTATGGGAATTGGTACAGCTAAATCTGGTAAGATTGAATTTTCCGATGAATATAAATTTCTGGAAGATGAAAGAATCTATCTTGTTAAACTGTATGGACACGGAGAACCCCTTGATAATGAAGCATTTATGTATTTGGACATTTCCGGGCTGTTGCCACTTGTGCAGGAAGTAAAAGTAACAGGAACGGTAAAAACCAAAGAACAGGCGTAAGGTGAAGTATGGATGAAAACATTCAAACAATCCTTGAAGATGTAAAAAATTACCTTGATATTACTTGGGAAGATCCAGAAGGTGATAAAAAGCTTAAAGGCATGGTTTTGCGTGGAGAATCAGCCATAAACGGAAAAGCAGGCGTTGAATTTGATTATTCCCAGGAAGGTACGCACAGAAGCTTACTATTTCACTATGTAATGTATGAACGCTCTGGAATGCTAAATGACTTTTGGACTAATTATAAACAGGATATCATTGCATTACAGGTGGAAGAGGAGGTGAGGCGGTTTGCCGAGAGTCAGCAATAAACAGATGGAGACATTTAACGATGGTCTGATTGAGGTATGTGTGGTAAAGGAACGATCCATTATTGCAAACCGTCTTAATAAAAAGATACGATTTGGTAATAAAGTTTTAGGGTTTTCCCGTTTTTATAAAGCGAAGGTGGCTTCTGATACAGTGGATAAATTAATCTCAATTCCTTCGGTATCCGCAATTCAAAGGGGGGACCTTGTTATACTTGGTTCAGATCAATACAAAATCACTCTGATTCAAGACAAATTTGACACGCTGCCACCCAGTAGATACTTGACGTTAGAGCGAGTGAATGTATTGTATAGTGATAAAAGGAGCGGTTAAGAATGTCAAAAGGAAAAGGGCAGATTAAAATTAATGGCTTAGCAGATGCGATTATGAAAGAACTTGAACAGTATGCAGAAGTGACAACCGAAAGTGTGAAGCAAGGAACAAAGAAGGTCACACAAGATGCAGTAAATGAACTTAAAGCAACCTCTCCCAAAAAGTCGGGTGATTATGCGAAAAGCTGGAAAAGTAAAGTTACAAGTCAAAATAGCCATTCCATAAATTACGTAATTTACGCAGGAGACGGGCAGTATCGTTTAACACACCTGCTTGAAAAAGGTCATGCAAAGCGTGGAGGTGGCCGAGTGCAGGCGCAGCCCCATATTGCTCCTGTAGAGAAACTCTGTGTTGATAAACTAATGGAGGAAATGAAAAAACTGTGAGCATTGAAGAAATCAAACAAATGCTTGGTGAAACGGGAATTGAATACCGTTATCATCATTTTGAAACGGAGGAAGCAATTGTACCTCCGTTTTTAGTTTGGGTTTTGCCTGGATCAAATAATTATATGGCAGATGGAATCGTATACCAAGGGATTCAGGAATTAGATTTAGAATTATATACAGATTCTAAGAATTTTAAATTAGAAAAAGCTATAGAAAGCGTGCTAAAAAAACATGGATTAGCTTGGAATAAAACGGAACTATTTATTGAATCAGAAAGCTTGTATGAAGTTCTATATGAAATGGAGGTATTAGTAAATGAATAAAGTTAAATACAATTTAAAAAATACGCATTATGCAAAAATAACCGTAGGGACAGATGGTAAAGTTACATTTGCACCACCTGTTCCAATTCCGGGATCGGTAAGCATTGCCCTTGATGCACAGGGAGATATTACACCATTTCATGCAGATGGGATTGTGTATTATAAATCTGCTGCAAATAATGGATATGAAGGTGACCTGGAAATTGCGTTAGTTCCTGAAAGCTTCCGTATAGATATTCTGGCGGAAAAATTGGACTCAAAAAAAGTACTGATTGAAAATTCAGAAGCTAAAGCATCCGCTTTTGCTTTACTGTTTGAGTTTGATGGTGATGAAAAAGCAATTCGGCATGTGTTATATAATTGCGTATCCACAAGGCCGTCATTGGAATCACAAACAAAAGAGGATACTATCGAGCCAGTTACCGAAACACTTACTATTTCCGCAACACCTTTATCAAATGGAAACGTAAAGGCCAGGACTGGAAATGAAACTGATACAACGGCATATAGCGGCTGGTATGATGAAGTATATGAGTCACCTACAGAAACGGGGACAGGAGAATGATAAAAAAAGAAATTGAAGTAGATGGAAAGCTGGTGCCTTTTAGGGCATCGGCTACTATTCCAAGATTATACCGGGCGCAGTTTAAACGGGATATTTTTAAAGACCTTTTAAAACTAGCTAATGCTACTGAGAGGAATAAAAACGATTCAAGCGAACTTCCCATTGAAGATTTGGAAATGTTTGAAAACGCAGCTTATATTATGGCAAAACATGCAGACCCAACGCAGCCAGGCACACCGGAAGAATGGCTTGATCAGTTTGATACATTTTCTATTTATTCAGTATTGCCGCAGATTTTGGACCTATGGAACCTCAACACATATACGGAATCTGAATTAAAAAAAAAGCGAGACCAAGTAGCAGGCGGATGACAACACCGCTTTTTTTATTGCGTGCGGTGCAGTTAGGCGTAACAGTCAGTGACATGGATCTCCTGACAATTGGCTTAATCATGGATATGTACACGGAAAGCATGAACGATAATGAAAAATATCCAGGCATGGCAACGCAGAAAGATTTTGATAAATTTTAGGAAGGTGGTATTTTGGCTGATAGAATCAAAGGAATTACGATTGAAATAGGTGGAGATACCACCGGACTAAATAAAGCACTAGGCAGTGTAAACAAAGAAATACGGGATACCCAGTCTCAACTTAAAGATGTAGATCGTCTTTTAAAACTTGATCCATCCAACGTTGAACTGCTATCACAAAAGCAATCATTATTAACCACTGCGATTGAGGACACTAGTAAAAAATTAGATGTCATGAAAGATGCAGAGCGGCAAGCACAAGCGCAGTTCGAGCAGGGAAAAATAAGTCAGCAGCAGTATGATGCTCTTAAAAGAGAAATTATTGAGACAGAACAAAAGCTTGGAAGCTTGGAACAACAGGCAGAAAGTGCAAATGATGCGCTTAAACAAGCTGGGGCCGCTGGCAAAGAATTTGATGATCTGGGGAATAAAATTTCAGACGCAGAGAAAAAGGCCGTATCGTTTGGAACTGTCCTTAGCGGAAACCTTGCATCGGAAGCAATAACCGGGGCGGTATCTAATCTTAAAGATCAGTTTAACAATTTGAAAAATGATCTGGTAAGTTATGCACTGGAAAGCGAAAATGCAACAAAAAAGGCAACTGCTTATTTTGGAGAAACGGGAGCAGCGGCAGAGCAGACACAGAAGGTAATTAAGGACGTTTATCAAGCCGGAGTAGGCGAAAGCATGGATCAGGTCGCAGATGCGGTCATGAGCGTGAAGAAAAACCTTGATAATCTGTCCGAAACGGACATGAAGAACCTGACGGAGCAGGCTCTTACACTAGACGGTCTTTATGGAATAGATATGAACGAAACATTAAGGGGAGTAAACTCCTTAATGCAGCAGTTTGGGCTTGATGCGCAGACAGCTATGGACTACATTGTGTCAGGAACACAAAACGGCCTAGATAAAACCAGTGAACTAGGGGATAACCTGGCAGAGTATTCCGGTAAATTTGCGCAGGCCGGATACAGTGCGGAAGAATATTTTCAGCTGCTTAATAACGGTCTGGACGGTGGAGCATATAACCTTGATAAAGTAAACGATGCCATAAATGAGGTAACCACAAGATTGGCAGATGGTACAATTGGGGATTCCATCGGAACATATAGCAAAAATACTCAAAGTTTGTTTGAGCAATGGAAAAAGGGTGGAGCCACACAAAAACAGGTAGTTGATTCCGTTGTAAGTGATATAAAAAATACCACTTCACAGCAAGATGCGCTTAATATGGCTGCAAAAGCATTCGGCACAATGGCGGAAGATGGTAACCTAAAGTTTATAAATTCTTTATCAAGTGTAGGGGATACCTATAAAGATGTATCGGGTAAATCTAATGAATTTTTAGATGCAACAACAACAAAGCAGCAGAAATTTAATGCTACAATCCGGCAAGCAAAGGAAAGCGTTGCCCCGTTAGTAGCGGAACTATCTGATCTTGCAACTACATTAATTTATTCTTTACAACCTAAAGTTACATCCGTTATTGATAAAGTAAAGCAGTTTACCACATGGTTCAAAAATTTAAGTGATGCTCAAAAGGAAAATGTAATAAAAGTGGTGGCCCTTGTTACCTCGCTAGGCCCATTACTAGCAATTCTAGGGCAAGTCGGGGCAGGCGTTGGTGCAGTTGTTACGGTAATATCAACAATGAGTACTGCTTTCGCCGCCCTTGGTGTCGCAGGAGGTCCTGTATTATTGGCGGTTGCTGCAATCGGTGCCTTAATTTTAATTATTAAAGATGCACAAAGCCAGACCAATGAATATAAGGAAGAAGCCAGGGCCTTAACAGAACAGGAGAAGCAAAACAAAGATGCTGTAGAAGGTTTAAATACCTCTTATCAGCAGATGAACGAACAAAGGTTAGCGGCAACTCAAACAGCCCAGTCACAGGCACAGCATGAAGAGGATTTACTAGCAGAATTAAAAAGCATTACGGATGAAAATGGTAAAGTTAAAAAGGGTTATGAACAAAGGGCTAATTTTATCACGGGACAGCTTGCGGATGCGCTTGGTATTGAAATCAAAATGACAGGAGATCAAATCCAGAATTATAAGGATTTGACCGATAGTATAGATAAGCTGATTTTAAAAAAAGAAGCAAATGCATTGCTAAGTGCAAATGAAGCAGAATATGCAGAAGCTATAAAGAACCGGACAGACGCTTTCATGAATTATAATCAAGCGCAGAAAGATGTTGAGGACACAACAAAGAAACTTGCGGATGCACAGCAAACTCTCAATGAAGAAGTAGCAGCCATAACTGACAATCCATTTTACGACTGGACAGATGTTAATCGGGCAGATGCGGCGGTTGAGGGATACAGAGAAAAACTAAAAGAATTGAAGCAGACTCTATCAGAGGCACAGGATTCTTATGTTGGATATAATACAACAATTCAAAATTACGAAGGATTGAGCGCTGCTATTATTTCAGGGAATCAGCAAGCAATTTCGGATGCAATAACAAATACAGCAAACCAATTTCAGACCGCAGAAACAGCTACAAGGGATTCGCTGGAACGCCAGACCCAAACGTTCACAGAAAAATATGAATCTATGAAAGCCGCCGTTGAACAGGGTGCACCGGGAATCACACAAGCACAAGTCGACCAAATGGCGCAGCTTGTAGAGAAAAGTAAGTTAGAACTTGATAAATTACCCGAGGTTGTAAGTAATGCTATTTCGAGAGCAGTAACCGCAGCAAGTGAAGGAAAGATCAATTTCCAAAATGTAGGTAACGATTTATCCGCAGGATTAACGCAAGGTATAGCAGCAGGGCAAGGAAATGTCATAGCAACTGCGGCAGCAATGGCAGCGGCAAGTATAGAGGCTGCAAGAACAACGTTAGACAGCCATTCGCCTTCACGAGTTATGGACAGTATAGGGCACGATTTTGATTCCGGTTTTGCAAATGGTATCAGTTCGGGTCAAGGCGGAGTGGTAGCTAACGTACTAAGCTTAATAACCGCAATGACAGCACCTTTAACTAATTTATTAACGCAAGCCTTTACCTGGGGTTCTGATATGATGGAAGGTTTTACAAATGGTATTAATTCAAAAGTCGGAAATGTTACAAATGCCATTAAAGGTGTAGCAGAAAAATTAACGTCTTATATTCACTTTTCAAGGCCGGATGTAGGGCCTTTAAGGGAATATGAAAAGTGGATGCCAGATATGATGATGGGATTATCCAAAGGAATAAAAGACAATGCGTGGAGGATTACCGATCAGCTAAAAGGACTTACCGGGAATATGTCTTACATGCTTAATGGAGATTCTTCTGGAGGCGTTGACTTGTCAGGAATTGAAGGGATACTTAATTACTACCTACCAAACATAAACACAGGAAACACGATTGTGCTTGATGATGGGACTCTGGTTGGAAAGATGATGCCTAACATTGATTCCGGGCTTACTGGATATAAAGAAACGGCAGGAAGGACAGGGACATGAGCAGTATATTTAAAAGTGTGAAATTAAATAATACTCATATGCTCAATGACTTGGGGCTTGCATTATCACGGGCGGATTGCGTGCAGCCCCCTGAACCAAAAACAAATATTATTGATATACCTGGAGCAGATGGCCTAATGGACCTCACGGAGAGTCTTGTGGGCCGTACGCTCTACAATAACCGCATCATAACAATGGAATTTGGTAGGGGACTTGGGAGAAACGAGTGGCCTACCATGTATAGTAAGATTCAAAGCTTATTCCACGGTAAGATGGTGAAATTGGTCTTTGATGATGATGCGGAGTATTATTATTCAGGCCGGGCAACCCTATCCGATTATGCAAGGACACAAACACTTGGAACCATGACAATTATGGTAAGTGCAGACCCTTACAAATATGAAATGTATGGTGGCCTTGATAATTGGTTGTGGGACCCGTTTAATTTCCAAACGGGAGTTATCAGAAATTATAAGAATCTGGTTGTATCCGGCAGCAGGGATGTAAGAATTATAGGGAGAGACAAAACCATAATTCCTATTATAATTTCAAGTGCGGCAATGACCGTTACTTATAAAGGAGTAACCTACAACATAGTAGCAGGAAACAATAAAATTTATGATATTGAAATTGGAGTCGGTGAAAGTGTGCTTACATTCACTGGAAACGGGACCATATCAGTTGACTACAGGGGAGGAATTTTATAATGTACCGAGTTGCAGTAAAAACAAACGGAGAAGAATGTTTGTTGCATGAGCCGAGAGACGATAGCGGAGCATTACAGCTTATTGATCCCACGCTCGCAGAGGAAGTAGGGAAGAACCAGACATTCACATTCACAATATCACCAACTCACCCAAACAAAGATAAAATCATTCCTATGGCAAGTGAAATATATATCTACAAAGATAAAATAAAAATAGCTTGTTGCAGGATGCTTGACAGCGAAAGTGATTTTTATAATACAGGGCGTGCGACATGCGAAGGAGAACTTGCGTTTCTCCTGGACAGCGTGCAGCGCCCATATGAATATACTGGAAGCCTTTATGATTATTTTGTAAAGCTTCTCAATACTCACAATAGCGAGGTTGAGGAAAGAAAACGGTTTAAGGTTGGGAATGTGACCATTGCAGGAACTGAAATAGAAAGATCAAACGCCGGGTATTCAAGCACCATGGCGGAAATGATATCACAGCTTACTGAAATTAATGGCGGATATTTGCATGTAAGATATTCCGGTAATGAAAAATATTTAGATTATGTGAGTGATTACGGCGGAATTAATAACCAGGCTATACGGTTTGGAGAAAACCTCATTGATCTTAAAAAGTCAATTGATCCTGCAAAATTAATTACAGCCTTGATCCCAACAGGAGCAACAATAAAAAGTGAAAACACTGATACTAATGATACAGTTTTAGGTATTAAATCAGTAAACGGAGGCGTTGACTACATATATGATACAAATGCAGTTGCCGCATACGGTTGGATTTGGGGATCACAGAAATTTGATGATGTAACGGACCCGGAAACATTACTTGCAAAAGCAAGAGCGTATCTTAACGTTTCCGTAAATATACCAGAAACAATTGAATTAAGTGCAGTGGATTTGAGCAATACTGGAGTTGATGTTGATGCGCTTCATCTTGGTTACTGGACTGATATTATAAGTAAGCCGCATGGATTAAATACACGATTTTTATTATCTAAATTGACAATAGGAATTGCAGACCCGGCAAAAAACAGCATTGTGCTAGGTAAAGTTATACCAAGGTTTGCAGCACAGGCAGCAAAGGAAAAAGCACAGATTAACGCCAGAGTAAACGCCGTAGCTTCCAATGCAAGCAAGGAGATCAACCGAAAAGTCGAGAACGCCACACAGCTAATTACAGGTGGAAAGGGTGGATATGTTGTCTTAGATGTAGAAGACCCGGACACAGGCAAGAGAGCACTCCCGTGGCGCATGTTAATCATGGATACACCAGACAAAGACACAGCCCATAGCGTGATACAGTTTAATAAAAACGGTTTCGGATTCTCCACTACTGGCATCAATGGACCTTACCGCAACGCCTGGACCATTGATGGAAATCTTGTGGCAGACTTCATTACAACTGGTTCAATGCTTGCAGATCGCATCAGGGGCGGTATGCTAGAGGTTGGAGGCGCCGGACTTGGTAAAGACGGAATCATCACAGTGAAGAATGCAGCCGGAGCAGTTATAGGAACCTGGGATAAGACGGGACTTCATGTCATGCTTGGAGTAATTGAAGGCAGTGAGATTATAGGAGCCTCTATCATTGGTGGAGCAATTAATATCGGTTCGGGTACATTCTATGTAAGTGAAGATGGTGAAGTGGTTATAAATGCCGGAATGCTTAATCTTGGGCCTGTAAGCATTAATTCAAACTATACGGACTTAGGGGCGTTTAGAATAACAAATGCAAATATTGGTGCTTTATTTAGCACTAATGGAGAAATAATGCTTGCTGTCAGTGGAGCATTAGAAGATAATCCGATGATTCGTATAAGTAAAAATGGTATTACTACTTACGTGGGATTTGGTGGAATAACAACAGGTGATATTTTTTTAAATGACCCCTGGACTGATGATATGACAGTACTTGAAATGCTAAAACAGATATATGACAGATTAAATCAATTAAGGTCATTTGTAGGTATGGGTGGTTGGTATAATTAAATGTAAATAAAGATGGAAGGAGGTTGATTTAAAATTAAATAATGGTTATAATTTTAAATGGAGGGATTAATATGAGAAAATCGAAAAAGATAGTCATTCTAACATTAATATTATCACTGTTATTTTCTTTTAACATTTTTGCAATGGAAGATAATTATAATTTTTTATATCCTCAGCCAGCCGATGAGCAAAAAAATGAAGATAAATCGCAATTATATAGCTGGACTTGGATTAATGATGAAGTTTGCGTAAGATTTATGATGAGTGAAGCTACTAAAAAAGCAGGAATACAAAAACGATATGATGCAGGGGTAGCCAGCACATGGAGAAGCAAAACGAGTACTGGTTCAGAAGGAAAAAGACGTGAATCATATGCTGGAAAATGGAGCCAGTCTACAGAAGATATTTGGTCGTTTGAATTTGATGATAAAACTATTCCTGTAGGAGTCAATAAGATTGATGGCGTTCTATATGCATTTAATGGATTTGGAGAATTAAAAGCTGGATATGAATATTACACAGGCTTAAAGACGGAAGCAGACGGCCTCGTGAAAGCGGACAGCGCAGAATTTACGCAATGGCTCGGAACGCAGTATTTGCCAGAATGCACAAGCCACGAATAAAATAATATGAACCTAAGAGCAGAGCGGAAGCCCTGCTCTTTTTAATGCAGAAAGGAAGTAAAACATGGCAGATATAAGTCAGGAAATAAAGAATTTCCAAGATGCTGTAAAAGGTGAAGAAGTCAGGGGGAGTATGATAACTCTGGCAATCAAAGTAAATGCAGATGGTGAAAATGCTCTATCACAGGTAGCCCAACAGGTAACCAGAATAGACGGTATAGCCGCAGAAGCAACGCAAACGCTGGAAGATGCACAATCAGCTATAAGCATGGCAAATACAGCAACAGACAGGGCAAATGAAGCCATCATTGAGGCGGAAAATACACTTAATGAGGGGGCGCAGCAAGTGCAGCAGGCAGCAGAAAGCGCAGACCTTGCGGAAAGTTGGGCCAGAGGCAATAAAGGAATCCGCCCAGGAGAAAATAGCAATAATAGCAAGTATTTTAGTGACCAATCAAAAGCAGATGCAGATCGTGCAAAACAGGAAGCAGATAGGGCGGCGCAGTATTCCGAAGTAGTGGCTCCTACATTTCATATAGATTGGGACACCATGGAGCTAATCCAGGATTCTCAAGGCACTGGAATTACATTTTCTCTTGATGAAAACAAGGTGCTATCATTTGAATTTACAAGTTAAGGAGGTATTTGATGGGAACTTTAGGAACCGTAGGAATAGCGGATAAAGAAGACTATAACCCAAGTGAAACGTATGTAATAGGAAACTTTGTTTATTACGGAGGTTCAACCTGGGTCGCACGTAAAGATAACCTTACCGGAATAACACCGGAAGAAGGTGAAAACTGGAAGTATCTGGCCCGTGGTTTTGGTTCGGATAATTTATCACAGATACAGGGCAAGGATACCAGCGGAGTACTCGGATTAGTTGGGGCAGATGTGAACAGCCAAGAATTAATAGATGCTGTTGCAGACAGGGTAATGACAAAGTTATTCCCTATTGCAAACTTAATTAATAATGGTCTTACAACACAGGAGGGGTTTGCTCTTGACGCTCGTTATGGAAAGACTTTAAAAGATTTAATTGATACGGCAAATAGCAATTTAAATAAGATAAAATCTGCTTATACTGTGAGGAAAACAATATCGGCAAATAAAATATTTAACACCACTAACTGGGAAATCGTAACTGAGTTAAGTTATACTCTACCTCAAAGATCT